CATCTGTATGGGTTGCTACCTAGATGAGTGTGACTATCCTAAATCTGCATGGGCAATCACATAGCAACTTGATTGTCAAGTTAAGATTTGATAATGTAAGTGACTGACAATGGATGACGGCGTTTTTTTGAGCGGCAGTCTGTGCAGGAGCGCTGCTAACTGAAAGTGTGCCTGACAATCCCTCGCGCGTGCCTGCGTCTGTATATCGCGGGTGCGCGCGCGGGTGCACATCGCGTGAGACCCTGTAGGATGGCTTGTAAGCCTTGTAAATCCTGGCAGTGGCAGGTAGTGCCACTCTGAAAAAAGGGAGGCTTAGCGTTGGTTTCAGACGATGTAAGCGGTAGAGGTTGCTTGGGTGCAATCCTGCTATCACTGGCGCTGTGGCTCGCGCTGGTCTGTTGGGTAGGTAAGTGACTTACATTTGCTCTGGCCGTCTCTTGGTCATTCCCTGCCCGGTCCTACATCGCCTTCATTGCTCGCAGTCAAGGGCAGCGAGTGAGCGCAGCGAACGTCCCTTGACGCGGGCGTAGAATGAAGGCACAGGACCGGGCAGATGAGACCATCCCTGCTGCGTTGGAGTCTCCGCATTCTGCGCTTGCTACCGGGTCATTTGGCTTTCGCGTTGTCAAGTGGGCAAAGCGTAGGCTAGGGATAACGCTTGACCCTTGGCAGCAGTACGCATTGCAACGCGCGCTAGAGCATGATGCAGACATGCAGTTGCTCGCGCGCTTGGTACTGCTATCTGTGGCGAGGCAAAATGGCAAGTCTGTTATTGTGCGCAGTTTCGTTGGTTGGCTTTTGGATGAGGGTTTTAAGTGGGATACATTCCGCAAATGGGACTTTATCCTACTCGCTGCGCATGATGCCAAACAGGCTAGGATACCATATGACTACATTAGGCGCGATGTTCTGACCTATGCAGATATTAATACTTGGGGACATTCTGCAAGGCGTCAAGGTGCAGAGCGTGCCAGAGCGACGCAGTACACAGGGATTGAGTTAAACGGTGTACGCGTTGACGTTGCTACTAGTCAACCGGGTAGCGCGCGCGGTATCAGTCCGGGTTTGGTTTGCTTTGATGAGGTACTAACGCAAACCACATTTGAGACGTATGAGGTACTATCGCCAGCGCAGGTTGCTATACCAAATTCGCAGATGCTTATGACTAGCACAGCAGGCTTTGCGGATAGCCTAGTTTTGCGTGCGATGTATGATAGATTGTACCGTCAGGCGACAGGTGCAGAGCAGCATGACCCATCGTTTTTGGGTCTCTGGTGGCGCGCAGATGACGATGATGTAGGGTTGGATTGGGACCAATTGCAGAAGGCTAATCCATCGCTACAGGGTCAGCGATTGTCTCGCAGGATGATTGAGAGTGAGTACCTAATCTTGCCTAAAGGTAGTTGGATTAGGGAGCGTCTAAATCGCTGGCATGATGAGAGGGTTGATGCACCATTTAGCATCGCTGCATGGGGAGCGTGTCGCGTTCCGCAACCGCTAAATCCTGGCAGCGTTGCTGCTGGCTATGTGATTGCATGTGACGTTCTATCAACGTGGTCAGAGGGTAGCATAATCGTTGGCGCTTTGCGTAAGGATGGGAAGGTTGGCGTAGAGGTACATAAGCATTTGCTGTCGCGTACTGACATGCCATTGATAGCGGAGGATTTTACTAGGGAGGTAGCAGCGCTAGTTAAGCGTATGGGTAAAGACAAGGTAGACTCTATCGTATACAGCGCATCTAGCGCGCTTGCGCCAGCATTTGAGAGGCACGCGATAGAGGCTCAATTGCCTTACCAGTCTATCCCTGCTACCAAAAATATCATGGCTTGTGGAGACTTTGCAGAGGCAGTTACAGCGCAACGCATTGCCCATGATGACCCATTCCTAGACTCACAGATTGCTCTTGCGCAGCGTCGCTTTATTGGCACTGATGGTGCTTGGCGTTGGACGATTAGCGGCGTTCCAATCACAGGCGTAATTGGCGCTACTCTGGCAGTTGCCATTGCTGCTAAGTCTGTGACTCCCGTACAGGTATTTTTGTAAGTTGCTTACATCCTGGCAACGTGCTACTATTTGGTAGTGAGTAAGAAACATCGCACCGCTTCACTCACTAAGGCACAGATGCGAGAGGTAGCATCAGAACGTGCTACCGTAGTAGTGTCGGAACAGGCGACGCCTGAAACATTCGCTACCGTCGTTTCATCATTGGCTATCCCGTCTGCTGCTTATCCACTAACCGTGGTAGAGGCAGCAGGCGTTTCTGCTGTAAGGCGATGCGTTACGCTGATTGCTAACGCTATCGCGGGTCAGCGTTGGACAGAATGGGAAGGCGAACCGCCAAACCGTCTGCCCGTCCTGTCTCGCATCTGCCGCAGACCCGCAGCGGTTATGACTAGGCGCGAGTGGGTTTGGCGTTGTATCGCACAAATGGCGCTCACTGACATATCGTATATCTATATGGTTGGTGGCGTTGACGATGAAGGCATACCGGGTAGCCTGTTGCCTCTGCCCAAGGAAGCCATAGCACCCGCCGGATACGCAGACCCTTGGGGAATATTCCCGCCAACCACATATACCATCACTGGTATTGCTGGTACAGTCAGTGGCGAGGCAGTAATTCCCATGCGGTCTGCGTTCTGGCCGGGCGTACCGCCACACTTGCAAGGCATTCTGCAAATGGCGCGCAATTCGCTTATGAGCGCTTGGGCATCAGATGCATATGCGTCGCGTTACTGGCAGGCTGGTGGTACGCCAACTACGCAGATTACCACAGAGCAGGAATTGTCTAATCCGCAGGCAGAGACCATTGCTAATCGCTGGCGCGATAGGCGCGCAATGGGACCAGATTACCCTGCGGTGCTTGGCAAAGGCGCGCATGCAGACCCTTGGGGAGCAGACATTTCCGGGCAATTGGCGACAGAGGCTAGACGCGACATTGCAGCGGAAGTAGCAAACCTGTTTGGCGTTGCGTCGCATTACGTCAATGTCAATCCGCCCGGTTCTAGTATGACTTACTCCAATGTGCAGGATGAGGCGCTGTCTCTTGACCGCTTTACCCTGTCTGGTTTCTATGACCCTATCCAAGACTTGATTTCAGACTTGCTGCCAGAAGAACGCTTCATGCTAATTGACATGACCCGTCTTACTCGCGCATCGCAAGAGTCTAGGTTTAGGGCATGGGCAATCGCAACTGGCAATAAGCCTTGGATGACTGCACCAGAAGTGCGGACAGAAGAAGGCTTGGCACCCAATGACACAATTGACAAATTGGTAGAGGCGCAGGCGACAGGCGCAGATGCCGCTGCCAGTGGGTTTAGCAACCAACCAGTTGCGCAAGACGCGCAGCAACCGGCAGAAGTGCCTGCATAACTATGCGTCAAAATATTCAGTGGCAAAAGGCTTGACAAGTGAGCCAAAGTATGCATCTAACTTACCATATCTGCTGTAAGGTACCGCCATGCCTTGCAAATTCCAAAGTGATGCCAGTACATTACTTTTAGGTTTGCTGCCCGTAGCGGGCGTCCTAGGTGCCTTGTAGGGCATTCACGAGGGAAATTGTAAGGCACTTACAGATACAGAGGTTATGCAATGCCAGAGACCCGCACTACATCATTGGGACGGATTGAGGTACGGAACGTACCAGACCAACCGGGTAGGTTTGAGGGTTTGGCGCTTCCATACAATGTGGAGATTGACGCACCATATGGTAGGGAGCGTTTCGTTAGAGGCGCTTTTGCAGATGCCGTTGCAGAGATAAACGCAGGCGAGCGCCTTGCCTATCTCAACAGGCATGGCATTGATGGTGGCGTTGCGGTTGGCGTTATCAATGGCTTGCAGGAACGTAGCGAGGGACTTTGGTTTGCTGGTGATTTCCTAGACGTACCAGAAACGCCACAGGCTAGAAGCACGGTAGAGTCTGGTATTAATGGCGTAAGCGTAGAGTTTGTGCCGGGTAAGCACAGGCGCAAGGGAAACGTTACAGAGCATTACGCGGGCGTTAGGCTCGCAGCAATTGCTGGCGCTTATGCGCCTGCGTATAGGCAGGCGCGAGTTGCACTTAGGAGCGTCGCGCGAGCGACAGAGGGAGGCAAGGTGCCTAATCTAACCGTTGCTGCGCTCACAGAGCGACGCGACGCTATCACCAGTCAGATTGCGGCAGTGCGCGCAATCGCAGAGACAGAAGATAGAGCGCTAGAAGATACAGAGACCCGCGATATTGAGACGCTTAACTCTCGTCTTACCAACGTGGATGCTCTGCTTACAGATGCGCGTGCAGATGAGCAGCGACGCGATGCAGAGCGGCGTTCGTTGCCTGCGCGCGCTGCTGGCGGTGCACCGGGCATCGTTACCCGCAGTGAGTCTATCTACGGTCCTACTAGTGGTCAGTCTTACTTTGCTGACCTTATGGTTGCCAACCGGGATAGTCAGGCAGCAGAGCGGTTGCAGCGTCATAAGATGCTGGTTACTGACCTTGCAGACCAGATGAATAGGGCAATGGATAGTAGCAGCATTGCTGGTGCTTATCCAACGCAATACTATCCTGACCTTTACATCCCTGACGTGGCGTATACCGGACCGCTTGCAGCGTTTTTCGCTGTGACTCCGATTACTGCGCCTAATCCCATTGTTGTGCCAGCGTTTGCAACTGTCACTGGTGATACAGCGGTGCAGGCATCGGAGAATGCAGCGCTTGCAAACGTGGATACAACTACTGCACCAAAGACTCTTACGCCTAAGACGATTGGTGGAGAAACCATCGTTTCGCGTCAGGCCGTGGATGGTGCCAGTCCTGGCACTGATGTTATCATTGGTAATGAGTTGCGCGAGTTGCTCATGCGAGATACAGAGCGTGAGATTGCACTTGTGCTAGAAGCGCTCGCGGGACCAACCGTTATCCCTGACACTGCCGGTACCACTGCTGCGCAGAGTGGTAGGGACTTGTATAAGGGCATCGCATCTGCCCTTGGTACGTTCTACGCTGGCGCTGCTGCTGGTGGCGCTGGTGCGCGTATGCTGCCCGCAGAAGGCGTTTTCGTTAATAGCACAGATTGGGGAAACTTGGTCGCTGGCGAGGATACAGCAGGACGGGCGTTGATGCCCTATATCAATCCTGTTAACTCGCAGGGAGAGGTTACAGCAGCGGGTTTCCAGCGCGGGCAGATTGGTGGCGTTCCGGTTGAGCCTGCATGGGCTATCCTCTCCGCTGTCAATGAAATCATTGCTAGGCGCAATGATGCGCGACAGTGGAAGTCTGCGGTTATGGATGTGCGCCTTATGGAGCGCAACGGACCGGTTAGCGTTGTCTTTGCCATTTGGCAGTATTTCGGTTTTGCGGTGCTACAGCCTAAAGGTGTGCGACGCTACACCTATACCAACGTCTAGGTAAGTCACTTACAATCCGCAGGGAGACGACATGACAGACAATGCTGGTAATCCGATTGAGCAGGAAGTGACAGAGGCACCGCCTGCGGAGGAAGGCGTTACAGGTACACCGCGTATTGATGAGGCACCGCCTGTTGAGCCAGAGGAAGGTACCTTTGAGTCTCCAACATCTAATGATGTTGGCGAGCAGACTAAGACGCAGGCA